TTACTTGCTGACGTAGATAAATAAGGCAACCGCTGCCGTGAACAGCAGCTGAACCGTACCGACAATGCGGTGCAGGGTAAGCTGCTGACTGTCATACTCAATGAAGTTAGATTCATCCTTAACCAGTCGAGTCCCGTTCGGTCGATGACCAGTCTTGTAGCGTTTATCCTGCACGTAAACCGTTTCTTGCTTCTGTCCGTATTCGCCAGTCTTCATAAAATGCTGAAGGGCTACCCACAGCAGCACAGCACAAGCTACGTAACCAAGGATTTTACCGAAGATGGCACCCAAGATGAACGGTACTGTTGAGGCCAGCACAAACAACACCAGATCGATGATCACCGACTTGATACCGTAGGCTGATGCAACCGGTTCTGATGGCTGCTGCTGACCACTGGAACCTTTAAAATCCATTCGGTAACGCAGACCAGGAACACCCGTGCCGACGGAGGCACCGCGCCGGCCGATGGTAACGTTTCCTATTTTTATTCGAGGTGTGAATTGAAAGCCCATTAGATTGCATTTTGATTTTCGTATCCTTTGACAAGAAACAGGTTTAGAATGTCAGCTTTTTCAACTGGATAATCTTTATAGTGGGGATTGTGAGAACGTAATATGATTAAAGCTGGATCAGTGGGATGAGGATCAATGTATTTAAGCAGACGGTACCCATCCAGTACGATCAAATAGATCTGGCCAAAATCAATGTACTTAAGATTCTTCAAGTGAAAGACGTACAATCGGGATCCGGGAAAAATCCGGTCGTACATCGAATCACCTTTAACGTTGCAGGCTATGCACCCTCGATATTGAGGTGCATATATATACCCCTCGGGCACTTCATCAATCTCATCAAAATACAGCTCAATAAGACCAGCAGTAATCTCAATGTCATAATAGGGTATATAATGCTCTGCATCTTCCTCCGGAATTTGAGAAAGATATAGCCGTGTTTTTTCAACCGGAAGAACCGGTGACAAGCCCATAGCGCGTGGTGTCAAAGAACGATTGCCATTCGATAACTCCTCTGCTGTTGTACCATATAGTTTAGCTATGCTTAACAATATGTCCCTAGACGGTTTAGTCTCATCGTTTTCGTATTGCGATACAGCGCCCTTCGTTACACCGAGCTTCTTGGCGACATAATCCAAAGTCCACTGTCTATCAGCGTACTTTAACTCCTCTCGCCGTTTCTTAAGCCTCTGACCAAGGGTCATTTCTACCTGTAGAGTTTCAAGCATCACTAAACTTTACTAAACATTTTTGTGGATAGGACTTGACTTGTATAGCTGTACTATACTATATTTACTGCACTTTCAAAGCACAATAATAGCACAATATATGCAAATTACTCCTAACCAAGCAACACAAGCGGATTTAAGTCTTAGTGAACGGCTTAAAAAAGCCTATGAACGGGTGTCTCCAAACTTGCGTCCGGACGCTGTAACGGCCTTTTGTGATTTCCATCGCATTCATCCCGATACATTCAGAAAGAAACGTGTAGGCCAGGCGGTAGTAACTGAACAGGAGTGTGAATGGATGGAGGCCTACCGGCCTTATAAAGTTCCTGCATAGCTATGGCCTCCTTTACGATCATCCGTGGAGGTCAGCACATCGACCAGCCAGAACCCAATCGCTACTCGGGTCAGGACGACTACCGCTACCTGCTTCGGGAGAAGATCAAAGCCCGCCACCGGGCTGATCGGGATAAAGCCATTTTGAGAGAGCGGGCCAAGAACGGCCAATAACGATACCAACCCGTGAGGGTAATTGGTGTGGAATACAATCGGGTAAGGCCGGGGGCACTGCTTCCGGCCCTTCTTTCCCCGAACGTTGGCCGCGCCAAAAGACAAAACCCAGCCAAGGGGCCGGGTCTGTTTGCATCAATTTCTTATAAACATCACAAATGTATGGCTTTTCAAGAATCAAACGCAAGCCCTCCCAATCCTGACGAATTGGCCAAGGCCATCCGGCAGGCCACCATTCAGTCATTGGAAGACCAGTTGGCCTTCGCTCAGATGTACCGCACGATGCTCATCGACATGATCGGTGAAAATGCCTGGGTCGTGATGATCACCCAGCACATTCAGACGCTCGAACTCCGAATCGCCCATCATAAAGTCACCGCGTAAATGGAAACGCTCATTGCTACTACGATTGAACAGCCAACCCTGAACGGCTTTCCTGGAAAGTTTATGCCGCTTGGCGTAGCTCAGTATCTGCAGGATGAAGGCTTCCGCACCATTGCCCGCCTGGGTGATCGCCGGGTCTGGGTTGAAACCAGCGGTGTGCAGGTAGCCACCGGGTCAGTGTCTCATCCGGACTACAACCTGACCAACTGGTCACTGATGATCCAGATAGGCGAAACCGGCACCATCATCATTAAGAACGTAATGACGGGTAATTACACCCAGATCAGCTCGACCGTCTATCAGGGTGCCAACATCATGTCGGTGCCGTTTTTAAAGACGCTGCTGGCTCATGCGGTGCAGGTAGGTCCGGTTATCGTGATTGATGAAGACGGTCTGGCCAGCCGTATTGAAGAAACGTTGTATCAGCTTCTTGATGCCGTTGTTGAGGTCGTCTGCACCTGGCTACCGTTTCAGGAGCAGGTTAAGGTTTGGGTGAAGCATGAGCAGCTGACGACGTCGTACCAGCGCTTCTTCCCCCAGGGCGCCCCGATTGTCAGCCTGGTGAGTGAGGATATCAAAAACGACCTGAGCCAATGGATGCCCGAGTGAACCGTTCCGTACCTCCGCGGGTGTTGCTAGGCTTCTGGGCCCGCGTCTGGTTGATGCTGCATCGTTCGTGGCTAGGGCTGGGTTTAATTGGCCTGCCGGCTCTGATCTGCATCGTTCGTATCCTGTTGAAGCTGTCGCTCTCTGGCCAGCTTTACGAACTGTTCTACTTCACCATCATGCTGCTGCCATTGCTCGGCCTGGCTGCAGTGCTGCTCAGTATCGACTTTCCCAAGGATTACCATAAAACCAAATAGACATGCCCGTAAAGACTTTCAATCTGTTAGAGTTTATCTCATTCGTTAACCTGCCTGATCTTAAGGAGAACGGCACCATCGGTTCATTCTTTGGCATTGATGCCGTCACGACCGCTCACATCATGGATACGATTCAGCAGGCCATGCAGGAAAACGCTGATCAGAAAGTAACGCTGATGGAGGGTATGCAGCACTGTGCTGAGGCTGTGGCCGGCGATATGGGTGAAGTCACGATCAACAAGATGCTGTTAATCGCCTTTGGCCTTGGTATGAAGCTGCAGGAGCAGCGCGAAATCACGGCCCGCATGGAAGCCATGCAGCAGTTCGCTACCCACATCAAATCCGGCACCGTAGAAACTAAGTCCTTTACTGGTCCGGTGGCCGAGGCTTAATCAATCAATCATCAATTTCTTATCAATATGGCAAAGTCCGAAACGGCCGAATTATCGCTGGCCACCACCCCCCAGACGCTTGATGTGCAGGCGTTTGATCTGACCAACAACAACCTGCCTGATCTGGAGTCGGCCCATGAGATGCCGCTCGACTTCATGTCGGATTACTGGACACCGGAGAACATTGGAGAGTCCAAGCGGGTGTTCTTCGTCAAGATCGACAAGTCCCTGGTTCGGGACATCAACGATGCTGAAGTCGTTCATGAGCTACCGTGTGCCTTCTTTCTCGAACGCACGCCTAAAGGGGAGGTTCGGCAGATCCGAAACGGATCCAAACGGTTAGTGGGTGCGCTGGAAGTGGCCTATGAGCAGGCGATGATCCAACGCGGTACCCCCCTGTTGATTACCTACCTGGGTAAGAAGTCGAACAAGACTAACAGCTTTAAGTCGGATAACTGGTCAATCAAACCGTTAGTGATCAACGTCTGATGGAAGCCGGTCTGTTTGATACTCTAGAGCAGGCCGTAGCCGGTGGGGAGTTTAATCCCACCGGCTACGATCCGGCCGATTATGCGGACATGAACACGGTGATCCGCTTCATCCGCAACCGTCGTAAGATCGTGGGTGCTGACCTGGTGAAGCTGGCTCAGAACGGTGAGGTGATACGGGATTCGTTCGGCAAATACCTGTCCAGCCCGCACCTGTCCAGCAGCGCCCTGAAGGAGATCCACAAGACGCCCCTCCACTTCTGGTGTGCCCTGCATGAGCCGAAGATCAGGCCCGAGAAACGGGCGTTTGATCTGGGTACGTGGTGTCACCTAGCCTTTCTGGAGCCCAACAAGTTTGACCGGGTACTGGTCGAACCTCGGGCCTCGCTCTCGACGACCGAAGGGGTTACCCGGTTGCTTAGCTTCTGGGAACGTAAGCTCAAAAACGTCAAGCGGGGTGATCGGTCGTTGATCACCTACTGTCAGGCGCTGATCAAGAAACGTGGGCTTAAGCTCGATAAGATGGACGGCCGTAAGGCATTGCTGCAGGCGTACCGGGATTATTCGGGGTTTACCTGCATCGATGCCCGCACCAAAGAAGTGATCAAACTCATCAAGCGGCATTATCACCTCTACGGTGGTGGTCTGCTCCCGGAACTGATGCAGGGTGCCGTACCCGAGTGCAGCTTCTACTCGCACGATGCCGAAACCGGCCTTCCGGTCAAGGTCAGGCCCGACGCCTTTCTGCTGGAGGAGAATGCCGGGGCTAACCTGATCATATCGTTTAAGACCACTAGTGCGGATTCGGTATCGAAGTTTGCCTACGACGCGGCCAAGTACCGCTACCAACTCGCTGAGGGCATGTACCTCGACGTAATGAGTCAGGTAACAGGTCGTCAGTTTTCGGGCGTCATCACCGTCATGCTGCAAACCGTACCGCCTTACCTGCCGGCCGTCTTCTGGTGGGATGCTGAATTCCTGGCTGCCGGCAAGTACATGTATCGCCAGGCACTCACCCAGGTCAAGCAATGCACTGAATCCGGTTTATTTCCGGGCTTTGATGCCTTTGCCGAACATCCGGATGATATGGGTCTGATCCCCTTTCGACTGCCTGAGTGGTCACTACGTGAGCTGACGCCTACTGGTCTATAACCTTTCACCTGAAACGCTGCTGCTATGCTTCAACTGAAACGACCGATTGTCTTCTTTGACCTGGAAACCACCGGGCTGGACAAAGAGAATGATCGTATTGTACAAATTGCCCTTTACACGCTGTTACCCGATTTGACGACCGGTGCGCTGGTTTCCTACCTGGTCAACCCAGGTCAGCCCATACCGGCATCTGCCTCGGCCATTCACGGGATCACGGATGCCGACGTCGCGGATCGGCCGTATTTCCGCGATATCGCCGGAGAGGTGTTCGCTCACTTTATCGGCTGCGATGTGGGTGGCTTCAACTCCAACGCCTTCGACGTACCGTTTCTCTTTAATGAGTTTATGCGGGCGGGCTTCACCTGGGACGTCAACGTATTCTGCATGGTCGACGTGGGTAACCTCTACAAGATCCGCGAACCCCGCACCCTGTCGGCAGCCGTAGAGTTCTACTGTAAGCGACAGATGCAGCAGGCCCATGATGCCCGGGTCGATATCACCGAAACGGTCAACGTCTTTCTGGCTCAGCTCCTGCGGTACACCGACCTGCCGACCACGATTGAGGATCTGGCCGTCTACACCAATCACGGATGTAGGGTGGCTGATCTGTCGGGCAAGTTCTACTACGATGCCGACGGCGGGTTACGCTTCAACTTCGGCAAGCATCGCGGTGAGCTGGCCAAGGAACACCTTGACTTCTGCTACTGGATGTATTACAAGGCCGATTTCCCATCAGATACTAACTCGATTCTTTACGATCTCCTCCACGAAAAACCTTTTTAATCATGGCAGAACTAACTGAAAATATCCCCTACAAGCATTTCTACACCGTTCAGGAACGCGATGATCTAAGCCGTAAGCTGGCCGAACAGCAGCTCAAGAAAGTGGAGCTGGAGGACGAAAAGAAGGCAGTCACCTCCGATTACAAGGCAAAGATCGATTCGGTGCAGTCCAGCATCAATCTGCTCAGCAGGGACGTGATCAACGGCTACACCACGAAGATGGTACTGGCCCGCAAGACAAAGGATTTCGACCGTAAGGTTTGGGTCTACACCCATCCGGACACGGAGGAGGAAATCAAGACCGTACCGCTGACCGGTGCTGACTTGCAGATGGAAGTAGAGCTGACGGAGGAGGAGCTGACGGAGGAAACTACTGAGATGGCTACGGATCAGACGGCTGAGGATGATGAGCCAGGCGAACCCACCGAGGAGGCTGAACCGGTTCAGGAGCAGCCGCAGGAGTCGGAGGATGACGCCTGGAACCGGCTTTCGGAAGCGGATCCGGATTATCAGCAGGACGTACAGGAGATGAGCAAACGCAGCCCAAAACGCCGGAAGAAGTAATGGAGCGCTACGAAATCATTAATACACTGCTGGCCATCGAAGTGCGCCTGGCCAGCAGTGGTAACGCTGAGGAAGCTGAGCGCGTAGAAACCATCCGTAAGGAAGTTACCCGCTACCTGGATGGCTTTAGTAACGTAGTGGCAACGGCTACGACGACCCGTAGTCTGCAAAAGCAATACTTCAAAGCACGCAAGGCCGGTCAGAGTTACGATGCGACGAAGCTACTGAACCAGTCGAAGGATGCTGAGCAGATTCTGGATAATGTAATCAAGTTCTGGACCGATGAGCTGAGCGCTCAACCACCCGTGCAGGGAACGTTGTTCTAATCCATTTTTACCTATGAGTTACATTGATTATATGAACCGTTTCTGGCAGGCTGACCGGATGCATTCCTTTACCGGGAACGAATCTCGGGTCTATTATGCGCTGCTGAACGAGTTCAGTTCACAGGGGAAACGCGATCAGTGGCCGGATGAATTACGGCTGATGGACGCCCGTTTCTCGGCTCAGATTGGCCAGTCGGTGAACACCTTTAAACGCTGTCGGAACCGGTTGTTTGACCTGGGTCTGATCGATGTAACGACGGTAGGAAGTGGTAGTCGAACGGGAGCTGTCTACCGGTTGAAAGTGTCAAAAAGAATGTCAAAAAATGATACTCTTTCTGACACTTTCCCAACCGAAGAATGTCAAAAAGAATGTCAAAAAGAGTATCAAAATTTGACAGTCTCCCATATATATAATGAATTCCAGACAAAAGAGACTCTAGACTCTCTCACTTCGTTCGAGAATGCGCTCCCCGATGATGGTGAGGTTTTGGAAGTGGAAGCCGAGGAGGTGACTGGCTCATCTCTCGACGACAAACAAAGCCCATCAACCCCCGATTCCGCGGCCCCCCCTTCTTCCCGTTCGCCCATGGTTCGCCCGACGCTGGAGCAGATCAAACGGCACTTCAACCTGATGATGGGACCGGACTGGCTGGCCGAGGATTTTTTCGACCACTACGAATCGAACGGCTGGAAGGTAGGCCGCAACCCGATGAAGAAATGGCAAGCCGCTGCTAACAAGTGGATTCGTGATTACAAACAATCGCCAAACAAACAAGCCAATGGCCAAGGCAGAACTTCCCGCACGAATGGCGCCAACCGGCATAACCAAAGCCGAGCCGAGTCCGGAGCTGAAATTGATCGACTTGTTGAAGAATACTTCGGCGCTGGATATAGCTAAGGCGCAACCCGAAACGGCCATTGTGCCGCTGCTGGCCCTCCAACGAAACATCACCCTGGAGGTGGCTGCTACCTCGCCGACGGTTCGCCAGGTTGAAAAGACGCTCGGTCAGCCGACACTGCTTAAGCTGGTTTGTGTGCTGCTTCGCTTCTTCAACGATAGTTTGAACACCACCCTGCAGATGACACCGATGCAACTCTTTGAATGCGCTCAGTTGTGGTTGGAGCTGTTTCCCAACGAAACCGTAAAAGACCTGGTGTTGTGTTTGAAGCGGGCCAAGACCGGTCACTACGGACCCATCTACAACCGGATCGACATCAGTGTGATCAATCACTTCTTTCGGCAGTACCTGACCGAAAAGGCGAACTGGGGTGAACAACAGGCCAGCAAGTACAAGGGGAGTCTGAACGGTCGTGATCAGGGCGTACTGCCGGCCTTGCCCGACGATCAGCGCAAGGCATTGATCCAGCTCACCAAGAGGCCCGAGATTCGTCCGACCTCACTCGATGGACTGAAGCTGACCGACCGGATGTATCTGGAATGGCTACGTAAGAACGTCAAGACCCTCGAGCTGGAGTTGTTGCAGGACATTGCCTTCCATGCGTCCCAGAAGAATTCACAGGAAGCCTTAGCCCTGGTGGATGCTGAACTGATCCGACGGTCGAACCAGACGGCCGATGCTACTAACCAGATTGACGATGCGAACCGAACTTATCATTCCTGAACACGTACCCTCGCTGAACGGCAAAGGCGGCATGCTCCGTTCGCACTGGTCCAAGAAGACCGCTATCATCAAGAAGTACCGCTGGTTCTTTCGGTCGCTGACGACCAATCAGCACAAAGGTCAGGTCCGCATGACGATTACCCGCATGAGTCTGAACCCCACTATGGACTATGATAACCTGGTCGGCTGTTACAAACACCATGTCGATGCGATCAAGGCTGCCGGCATCATTACCGACGATGGTCCCAAGGTCATTGTCGAATCCAGATACGAACAGGTTCGGGCCCTGGATAAAACCCAGCAACGTACCCTTATTCTCATTGAAGACGTATGAGCTGTATAGAGCAATCCCCACCATTACTCACCACTGACTGCACCCGTGAGGTTTCGATCGACTGGCTGCAACCGACGCCATCAAAGGCCAAACAGAAGAAACTGTTTCGGCAGCAGATCATGTCGGTGTCTTACGATCAGAACGAATTGCTACAGAACATCATTGAGCTGCATTTGCCGGAAGGTATTCAGGTTGATGCCACTTACGGCTATGGTCAGTTCTACACGGCCATTCCGCGGCCGGAGTACTGTTTTGACATTGCACCCAAGAAGCCCGAAGCGGTAGTTGCCGATTCTCGGCAACTACCGCTGGCTGCCGGCACCATCCGGTCGATTATGTTTGATCCTCCCTTTGTGGTAACTAACCATAAGACCAGCGATGAGTACGTGATGGGGAAGAAGTACGGAGCCTACCGCACGATTACTCAGCTTCGTGAGCATTACAAAGCCTCTCTCGACGAGTTCGCCCGGGTCCTGCGTCCCTATGGTATGCTCGTTTTTAAATGTCAGGATTTTGTACATGGCCGCAAGAACTACTTCATCCATAACGAAGTACTCGAGCTGGCCAAGGAAGCCGGATTCAAACCTGTGGACTTGTTCATTTTGCTGGCCAAGAACCGCTTCAACGGAGCCGTGAACTTTCAGAATCACGCCCGGAAGTTTCATTCGTATTTCTGGGTATTTAAGCGGTCAGGTAAAAAAGATCAGGACTGATGGGCTATACGACGATTGGAGACAGCCGCGGCATTGAGCGGCTGGTTGCGTTCAACCAGGTACGGTTGCAGCAGTACACCGAGCGAACTGGACAGACCCGCATTCAGGTCATTGATCAGCTCATGAAAGCCTTTGGCCGGGACTGCAACCAGGCGGCTGTTAATGCGCTAATGGATCCGGTAGTAGATCCCGAGTATAGTTCTGAAACGTACCGACAGTTACATGCTGATATTCTCGCAGGACGGCTATGACAACGATTGATGCAGCGACCGTTATCGAACGGATGCGCTTCTGGAAGAAACAGCCCGACGTTGCCTGCTTCAACTTTTCAGAGCAGGGTGTACGCCGGGGTACTCATTATCCCAACATTGTACTGGCCAATGGATCGGGCTACATGCTCACTTGGCCCGGCGATCATGAGGAGGCTGTAAGGCATCAGCAGAAACTAACAAGCGGATCAAAACCTCAACAACTTGCCCTATTCTGATGAAACCTTATACGATTTGGAAATTCGATTTCACGCCTGGCTATCCCTTCATGGTGGCCACGGCCTACCAGCCGGTTTATCGAAGCGATGAACGGCCACAGCATTTGATTGTCTGGCTTAACTAATCGTCTGCCTGTCGTTAATGGCAATATACTATGTCGTTCAATTCTGATTTAATGGTCATGGATGAAATGGCCGATTGTGACATGGACATTCGGTGCAGCACAACAATGGTTAGTGCTCAATCTTGCAGTCAAGGCGGGCATGTAACGATGGGTGTTGATGCCGACAGTTTGCTGAAGCTGTTTACCGGTGAGTCGGTAGCCGTGCTGTATATCGTCAATAAGAAAGAGTTTTTTGGTATTAAGAAGGCTAACAAAGAAGCAAGCTAACCATCATGCTTGAATGTCCTGAATGTGGAGGGGGTATGCTGCCCGATTATGACGATGACGATTACAGCGCCGACCCACAGCCAGCAGGTTTTTACTGTCCTGGCTGTGGGTACATCGGAACCGATGTGGGTAAGAATGACGATGAGTTTGATGATGAACCTTATTACTTAGACGACGATGACAACCAGACAGCCAAACATTGAATGGGTAGAAATTACCAAAAAACAGCCAGACGGCGAAGTGTTAGCTATCGGCTATCAGGACGAAATGCTAATCGGCTACTGCCACAAACAAGGCGACCAGTACGTTTGCGAAGCGGAAGGTGTTGTACTTGAACGGGTAACGCACTGGATGGATTTAGGCGAACTTCGCGTTTTGCGACGGCTGCAATCAGGTAGCTAACTTACCCGACTGACCAAGGCTGAGGGCGTGATCATTGAAAGTCAGCGGATCTCATTTACTCAATTCAAATTGTAATTACATGTCTGATTCTTTAACCCCACGAAACTGGAAAGTAGGCGATGTTTGCCAGACCCCTGAAGATGACTCCGAACCGTTCGTCGTCATCGACGCGCACCCCAGCCGTGAGTACATGACCGTGGTAACCATCCGTGGCCAGACTATGCAGGTGCTAACCTCTGAAGTCATGGGCGTTAAGATCAACGCCTTTGAGTTGTACATTGCTTGTCTGGAGGGAGGAGTAACCCACCTATGGGACTTTTTAACTAACGATTGATCATGATACAGAACGGTAAAAACTACCTCCTCACCCTGGACAACTGGTTTGTGGCACCCGATGGGAAAGAGTACATGGCCGTATGGGGTAAGTGCACGGTGCGGCAGTGCAGCGAGGCTTTGGGATTTAATCCCACCCGATCATCCAACTGGATTGTGGAGGTGGATGATGGAAAAATGATTGTGGCCGGCTGCCAGCTGCACTTTGCCGTTCAGACCGATGAGCCGCCTAAAATACAACTTGGTACATACACCAGTGATGAAACCAAGCTGTTGCGACCAGTGAACCGCATTTATATTCCCAGCATGAACATTAACACGTTTATGAGCTTAACCTGGGATTTATTGGATAGGGGGTTTGCGCCTAAGAATAATCAAAATCTTTCAAAACAGGGTGCGGACACTGATAGGGGAATATGGCGCAGAAGTGATGTATCCATGAAGCTATATAGACAGTTGCTTAACGGTTTTTCGCCGAATGGCCGACCGGATTTTACGTTACAGGATTGCATAGATAATGGCTTAACGGTGCAAGCATTCATCAATAGGCGAAATGTCGGCAAACATCTGCTTTTTGAACTGGAGGATCTTTGTAAAAAGGAAAATGTTAAGCTGCCGAATGAATAAAAAATGGAGCGATGAAAAACAAACGAACCTACCCAACCGACACCCAAGCGGGCATTCGTCGCATCAACGAAATCCAGAATCTGCCGGTGAAAGAACTAACGGATGATGAGGTAGTAAAGCTGTTTTTTAAGCGGTTTGATGCCAAAGCCCTGGTTATGCTCTATGAGGATGATAAAGGCCAGCGGTACTTATTTGGCCGGCTGTATCATCGCAAAAACATCATTAATCGTTATCGGGCATTGGTTCGATATATTGAATCCCTTTCCACTCTATTGCTATTTAGTAGGGACGTTCGGCAGATATCCGACAATGAGTAATTTTAGACAGCTAAAGGTGACTATTGACATGCTGGCAGCTTACTGGCCTGGTATGTTAAACTAACATGAAATAACATGCCATTCGAGAAAGGTAAACCACGACCCACAGCGGCTGGCCGAAAGGAAGGGACACCCAACAAGGCCACCGAGGTGCATCGGGCCTTCTGGCAGGACATCGTTAACCAGCAGGCCGGACGGATCACGACGGCGTTGAACGCGGTCTACAAAGAAGACAAGGCGGAGTTTCTGAAGATCGTTATGAGCATGACCGAATTCGTTATGCCCAAGCTGGCCCGCACCGAAATAACCGGAGCGAAAGGCGAACGAATTAAAGTAACGCTTGATCTGGGAGGTAGTTTCATGGCCACGGCCGGAGCGGACGATGCCGGCGAAGATGAAGACGATGATCTGACCGATGGAGATTGAATACGCCCGGCCTTACCTGACCAATTACCAGCGGGCGATCATTGACAGTCCAGCCCGTTTCACCGTCACCGAAGCCTCGACTAAAGTCGGTAAGACGGCCAGTCACATCGTGTGGCTGTTTGAGCAGGCGTTGCAGGGCGGTGACGGTAATGAGTACTGGTGGGTAGCGCCGGTCTTCGTTCAGACAAAAATCGCCTTCAAACGGCTGTGCCGACAGGTCAAATCCTCAGCAGCCCACCAGTGGAACTTCTTCAAACAAAACAAATCGGAACTCACTCTAACGCTGCCGAACGGTGCCGTGTTAGTCTTCAAATCGGCTGACAATCCGGATAGCCTGTATGGTGAGGATGTGCAGGCCGCGGTCTTCGATGAGTTCACCCGCGCCAAAGAGGAGGCCTGGTTCGCCCTGCGATCGACGCTCACGGCCACCCGGGGTAAGTGCAAGTTCATCGGTAACGTACGCGGCCGGGATTGGGGTTACAAGCTGGCTCAACGGGCGAAGAACGGCGCCGATCCCGATTACCAATACTTCAAGATCACTGCCTGGGATGCTGTTGCCGCGGGCATACTCTCACGCCGGGAAGTGTTGCAGGCCAAGCGCGATCTACCCAAGCACGTATTCGATCAACTGTACCTGGCTGAACCGGTCGATGACGGATCCAATCCGTTCGGCTACAACTTCCTGCAGGCTGCCGAACGCGCCGGCCTGTCGGGTGGCTCTCTGGCCAGCCTGGGTATTGACCTGGCTCGTAAGGTCGACTGGACGGCGATCGTCGGACTGGACAGCAACGGTGGCACCTGCCGGCTTGACCGCTTCCGGAAAGATTGGGGCCAGACCAAAGACACGATTCGGGCACTGCCCGATGTGCCGACGACGATCGATAGTACGGGCGTCGGTGATCCGATCCTTGAGGATGTGCAGAAAGGACGGCGCAACACACAAGGCTACAAGTTTACCCAGATCAGCAAACAGCAGCTCATTGAAGGACTGGCCGCGGGCTTGCAGCGGGGAGAGGTAACCTTCCCAAAGGATACGCCATTAGCCGATGAATTGTATAGCTTTGAGTACGTACATACCCGAACGGGCATCCGCTATGCCGCACCGGAGGGTTTGCATGATGACTGTGTGATGGCGCTGGCACTAGCCTATCATCAATTCAGGCATCAGCCACCGAAACCAACCGCCCGGGCCAAACGAGTTCGGGTGAAATCAGCAACCAACTGGTAAGACAATGATTAGAACATTATTATTTTGGTCAACTTACGGCTTTCATAAGTTCGAAATCTCCAAAGAGTATCCGGAATATTTTGTGAATTACTTTGTAGAATTCCCAGCTATTCCAACTGCTGGAACAGGTATAGATTTATTTGAGATTTTAATAAATTCTGGGCTTAACAAACCAGTAGATCTTAGGCGTAAAGGTGAGGGTAAAAAAGAGTCACAACTGTTAACCGAAGAATTGGCTGATATCATTACAGGGGGGCTGACATGGTCAATAGACTATACGGCTTGGAGTGCTGATGAGAATGGTATATACCTTAGATGTAATTTGACCGCTGAACACGAAGAGTCATGAGCACCGACCAACAAAAACCGTTAACCACTACCATTAATGGTAAGCCAGTGTATGCTGGTGATCGTGTCTGGTTACACATTGACCCACCGGCCGCTGGTGTGCCGAATGGTGTTTATGTTTTTCAGCCAACCAAAAAATGGAAACGTAAACGCAAAGCCTGACGAATGTACGCTCTCAAAGCCACCCGTGCCGGTCACGAACCGATTCAACTTACCCTGCCTGCCAGATGGAGCGAGGTCACTACTGCCCAGGCTCTGTCACTCATTGCCAAAGCGGATGAGTTGACCGAACGGCAGATCTTTACGATCCTGACCGGGCTATCGGTCGATGAGCTGAGGCCGGTCCGCATTCCGAACCTGGGCAACATCATTGATGGGCCGTTGAGCTTTCTGCTGTCAGTGCCGGATTTCACAGACATGCCGGCACCCACTCAGCTCCGGATTGATGGCCAAGTGATTGACGTACCGACTAACATCGGGCTTGAGTCACTGGGCCAGAAGTGGGATCTGGATGATGAGCTGAAAGACCGTGAATCGCTTGGTGGCTATCAGAATTACCTCGTAGCTGCTGAGCCGCTGCTGTCGATCTATCTGTTTCCGGTCGTTACCGGTGAGAACTACAAAGACATCAGCCAGGCGAATGCGTTCTGGCCGCGGCTGGCCAGCCTGCCCTGCACGGATCTGTTGCCCCTAGCCGCTTTTTTTTTGGCCAGTTACATGAACTTGACCAATACTGGTCAACCCAGCTTAAAGACGATTCGGAAACGGAGATGGAAATTCAGTTGGCCCGCCAGTTGGTTCCGGCCATGGATGCCCTCGACTCGTATTTTGCCGAACGCCTGATTGCCGACATTCACCGCATCCCTTTACAGCAGGTCCGATCGTTACCCTTCGACGTAGCGATGTTAGCGCTCTACGCTGAACAGCAGAAAAATACATATTTATCCCACGTCGCTAAGTTCCGGGCCAAGTCCCCTACCTCCCCTGCGTAGTAGTTTTGGTCTATGCTGGACCAACTCGAAACGATTGCCGCTCAACAGGGCCTCACCTTTGCCTTTGGTGAGGAATCTGACCTGAACCCTGTGGCCGCGGGCTATTTGAAAGATCAGCCACCGCTTCTATTCCATGAGGGGTATTTAAGCGGAACCGTGACTACTGACGGACAAGGGGCTGATGAAATAGCGTACAGTATACGCTTATGGGTGCTGGTGCCCGTTTCGAAGAATGACTCCCCATTCACGCACCGCACCCATATTGCGTTTCTTCGGGCCTACGCCCTGCAATACCTGCGGGAAGTCCGCAAAGTAGCCCGCCTGTCTCCCGTGCAGCTCACCGAAGGTATTGAGCTGACTACCCGCATTCTGGACGGCTTGCGCCTGACGTTTACTGCCACTCCTTTGGATCCGCTCTCATGCTGAACACGCTCGACGTATTAGACCAGCTCGGGCCTCGGCTGGCAGATGATGTACGGGATTCGCAGAGTCGGAAGAACCTGCGGGCATCGGGCCGCTCGGCCGCATCGGTGCGGCACCTGGCTACCCAGAACGGACGACGTGCCAAGCTGCAACTTCTTGGATCAGCATACTTCCGTTTCCAGCAGAACGGCCGCGGTCCCAACCGATCCGGTAAGCCATCGCGTGAGATGGTCGACGCACTTCGGGACTGGACCAAACGCCGGGGTCTGCCCGTTCGGGCTGCTTATCCTATTGCGCTCAACATTGCCCGTAAGGGCATTAAGGTGCCTAACCCCTACAACCCAGGCGGGGTGTTGAGCGATGTGCTGAACCGGAAACGGATCGTGGGTTTGCTGAAGCCACCGCTCAAGGCTCAGCTCGTTGCCGATGTTCGATCTCTAATCTTTGCTTAGCCTTGGCCACCTTCCGATTGATCGTAACCCGACCCAATGGAACGCCCGTGCAGGGTGCCACCCTTCGCGTGTTGAACGCCAGTAGCCTGGACGTTACCGCTACGCTACTCGGTTCGGTATCGCCCCTTACCAATGCGTTCGGCATCGTCGAGAGAGCGGGTCTGGGGCAAACCGTCGGCCCGATCACCGTGCCAATCGGCCCGCTACCGCTGGGCGTCTACACCCTGCAGGTGACCGCGCCTGGCTACACGATGGCTACCGTCACTACACCGGGTGTATTTACCGGCATTGGTCAGTTTTCGGCTACGCTCGAACGCTCGGCATCAGGTCAGGGCTATGCGATGGTACTCGGTGACACCGAAGGTAGTCTGACCAACTTCTCAACGCCCCTGGCTTCAAACGAGGTGGTGATTGAATCGCCGGTATCGGGTGAATGGGAGCTGATTGAAACCAAGGTAGAAGCCTCTAATGGTTCTTTTTCGCTCATCGAAACGCAGGTCGACCCCGTTACGCAGCGGGCTGTGATCGACATCCGCAACCGGATCCGCTTTGAGCCGGTGCCCGTGCTGGTTGCTGACAACACGCCCGCTATTGCCGACACTCAATTTTCCGATGAGGTCAGCCTATCCTTTGCCAGCATTACCCAGGCCGGCCGTGTCGATCTGGAGTACGGTGCGGTTACCTATTCCGCCAACATCTATCCGGTAGGCCCGAGCTGTGATCTGTCCGTGTTTACGGCCGGAGATGCCAATACACGACGGTGGATCACCGAACTACCCGAGCCGATTGTGTTTCGGGGCTATTACTTCGATGCTATGGTCTGGCTGCCAACCATCTCCGATGAACCGGAGCTGACGTACACGCTGACCATTGAATACCAAACCGCTAAAGGTGTCCTGGTAGGGTCGGTAGTCACCCATGAGCTACCGGCCAGTGCGTATGTGCAACGGGTTCGGCTGGATGCTGATCCGGATCCGGCCGTCAGTCGTGCCGTGCTTCGCGTGAAAAAAGAAAACGTAGAGCAGTTCAAACCGCTAATCGTCCATTACCGTGTCTAAAAAAACGTTATCCAACCTACGAAACCGGGCCACGGTCGTAGCCAATGAAGTTCAGGAATCTGCTAACAGTGCCCAGCGGGTAGGTACGCTGCTGCAGGACCTGACCGATTCCAGTATTCAGGAGTTTGACCCCAACGCAGCGTATCTAGCTGAACAGTGGGTAATCTTCAACGGCTCACTGGCTCAGGCCGTAGCCAACACCGACCCAGGCGAATCACCAGCGACTCATAAAGAGAAGTGGACCCCAAAGATCGTTACCAGTAAAGATCAGATCACGACCGGCAATACGCTGCCGGTTGCGGCCGAAGCTCTGAAAGAATACGTCGATGAACGTATCCCAACGGGCAATGGTGGAAACGTGCCAACAGCTACAACGGAACGTCTGGGCACGGTACGCTATGCTACCGAGGAGGAAGTTAATGCCGGCACCGAAGGAAATGAGCAAACGCCCGGGTATGATCGGGCCGTGTCAACACGCTGGTTTTCGAAGATCCTTAAAAACTTTCTGATTCCGAGTTGGGATCTGATCATGACGCTGGGCGGGAACATCTCCTCCCGCACCGGTAGGATCCGCAATGGTATGGCCGTTGAGCAGCCGTTTTTTCTGGATCAGGTCGGCAATGCGGCCATCGGGATGTACTTCTACACCCAGCAAACGGAAAATGGACTGCCGAACTACGACTTCGCGCTGGCTACCCAGCAGCAGCTTAAAGATTTGCTGGCCAACAAGCCACCGGTACCGCCATCGATCACGACGCAGACCGGCACTGAAGGCATCGCCTACACCCAGACGCTACCCAGCTTCTTTGATCCGGACGGTTCAGCCCTCAACATCAAGTATGATGTCGTCGGTTTGCCGCCTGGTCTGCTCTGGGATAAGGCTACCAACAAGATCACCGGTACGCCAACCACCCTCGGCACCTATAACGTAGGGTATTCGGCTGTCGACGGAGCCGGGGCGTCGTCGTCCATGACGTTCCAGATCGTTATTAAGCCCAAGCCCGTGCCCAGTACCATCACGCGGTTAGGCTTTTACCGTAATAACAGCACGAAACAGTTCGTGGCTTTGGTGCAGGGGAGTGGCAACGTTCAGGTTAAGGTTGAAATTCTGGAACCGACGACACCGGCATGGACTGACGAGAACTACCACCCGATGAGCGAGGGTGATTATCAGTGGGAGCAGGATGCCTATAGCCATCAGTTCGTATGGGGAGGCTCTCCGGATCCTACCGGTGATGGTTACTTTGTACGGGTAACGGCCACGATTCCCGGTACGCTGATCAGCATCGAAGCGACGCACCTGATTGCGGATGGCGGCTTTAATTACGCCCGCCTGTTCCCTGGCAATAACAATCTATTGCTCAACAAGCCCGCCCGACAGTCCTCAACCTTATCAGGAGGTGAGGCAAGCCTGGCTAATGACGGTAACCTGGGCACCAACAACCACACGTTAGGCGAACCGCAATCGTGGTGGGAGGGTGATCTGGGCAAGGCGTTCGTCATTGAGCGCATCATCATTCGCAACCGGACCGATTCGCCCGAAGCACAGGCCCGCCTGCGCGACTTTTACTACTACTTCAGCAACCAGCCACACGTCGACGGAGCGGGCACACTCTCCAGTATGCTTAACAGCGCTGTGAAGTACACCTACCAGACTGGTGAAGCCGGGGCTAGTCTGGATGTGACCTTACCGCAGAAAGTCACCTGTCGGTATATCGGTGTCCAGCTCACGGGTGGTGATCCGCTGCACCTGATCGAAGTCGAAGCCTACGGGTATGCCGTGAGTGGAGGAGCCAACGAACTAAAATACGTTGGGGGCATTACTGATCAGCAGGCTACCGAAGGGCAGGCCTTCAGCTACGATCTGCCAAACGATGCCTTTACCGGTGAGGGTATCACCTACCAGCTCTACCAGAAACTGGCTAATGGCAACTACAGCAGCATCTACGAAGACGATTTTACCTTCAACACCTCAACGCTGGTGCTGGCCAATGCCGCTACACCGTTCGCCAAGTACGATGATACGGCCACGACCCGCAAACAGTTCTTCCGTTTGCGGGCTACGGATGCCAGCAATGCAGTAATTGATGTTGACTTCATCCTGACGGTCAGTCGGGCCGGTACGTCAGCATCGATTGAGCGTACTGGCCACAGCTACAACGGAGCTGGCCTGTTTCTGATGGGTCAGAGTAACGGAAGCATTCGCGGCCGGATCGTACGCCGGGTAGATGGCGTCTGGTCCGGATCAACCGCTTTTACCGCCTTCCGTGACTTTGGCAGCCAGACCGGAGATGGTAAGCAGTACAACCGTACATCCAACTACATTGAAAACGTCGCACCGGGTAAGTATGAGGTGGAATGGGATTCGGGCGTCGGCACCCAGGTCATTCAGGCTACGATCGATCTGACCAGCCAGGCCAACTACTCCAAACAGGACTATCCGGCAACGGGCTCAACCGGCTCCATCAGCGCCTTTAGTTACGATGAGGCCCTGCTGCAGAGTCAACGTAAGCTCAAATTGCGGGCCGTCGCTACTGGACCGGTTCAGTTCGATTATGACCCGGCCGGCAGTCCCGATAACAACTGGCTGGCGGGTACGCTGGTCGGCAGCCAGTACGAAGTGCAGTTTCCGCAGACGCTCACGCCGGGTAACTACACCCGTGAAGTGCAGCTCGTATCGGAGCCAGGCGTTCAGCAGTCGGCTGGCTTTGCGATCAAAGCCGCCGAAATCACGTCTATTGGCTGGGGTACGCTGGACGGCGATGATTCGTACTTCGCCAAACTTGACTTTGAGAATGGGGCTCAGTTTCGCTACCGGGTGCCAGGTGAAAACTTCACCCCGTGGGCCAACATGAGCTTTACGGCTAACCGTGGGTTTCCCTTCCCGGATCACCGGTTCGGCTATTCCATTCCTCAGCCCCTGGTTGCGTATGAGATTGAGTTCCGACCAACGGAACAGCTTGCAGGCTATCCTGAACGGAAGATATCGCTGACCTTCAACCGGCCGGCTAACGTGTCGACCCAGATCATCTACACCCAGGGTCAGACAACGGGTGATGTCATCGCAACGCCGTCGGCTACTAATGACGCTCAGCGCTTCACCCGGCCGTTCACCTTTACGCCGGTCTATAACCAGGTATCCCGGCTTCAGGATAAGCCGCACCTACCTATTCTCGACGGCTGGAAGCAGCGCACCCATGAGGTGTTTGCTTTCAATAACGGCGGTCAGAACGAAACGCCTGAGTCGCTCAAAGCCCGTGGCCATAACATGATCAGCTACCGGGCGTACAATGACACGGCAAATCAACCCTGGGGCAATACACCGCCCAAGGATGCCGAACTGTTCTTTGAATACGGCGGTGGTGGTAGCTTCTCAGGCTATCCACAGAACAGCCATTCGCTGCTCACGCAACCACTTCAGCAGGTATGTAATACGCTGACCGGTTCGCTGAACCTGTTTAACTCGGTGCCGCAGAACGGGCTGATCGATGGCGTAGCGACTGTCAAGGAAGGTTCGTACAACCTTGAATACGGCTACTTCTCAACAGGATCGGGCAACCCACAGTACGACTATAACCTGATGTCGGATGCGATGAAAGACACCTCGTTTTTCAATTACGCGACCGGCCAGACCGAAACCGTACGGCAGTGCTACAACCGGGGAGGGGACCAGGCGTTGACCTCGGCCCTGATCCAGAAGTGGAACAACGTGATCCTGTTTGCTACGAAATACCTTCGGCAGAACTGCAACGGCATGGAACCGTTCTATGGCGATGATACGACCCTGGCTCCGATTCTGGACGTAAAAGACAGTCCATTGAATCTGGATGAGGTGCTGGCTTCGTCGGTCAACAACGGCGGGTTCTATCCCCAGTTAAACGCTTTTGGAAATGGCGGTACGGTCACCCTCAACAACGGCCAGACCTACAACCTCAACGGCCAGCTGTCGGCCGAGTTTAAACGCCATATTACCTACAACTACGAAAACTACTGTTTCGTCAAGCGCAGTGATTACAACCAGTTCTTCAGCATCACGCGTAACTCACCCGACAGCCTCAAGAACATTGACGACTGGTACGATAAGTTGCAGCCGCTGCTGACCCGGCCCTACACGATGGCTTACCATGCGGCTCTGAACTGGAAGATCCTGAATGAAAAGGGCTGGCAGGATCATAAGTTTTACTGGCAGACCGAATCAATCTATGAATTCAACTACCTCGACAAAGACACCTTCGAGTTCCTCAATGGCGCCTGGGTGCCCTGGACCATCAACGGATCTGGTACCGGTAACGATCGTAACACCAAGCTGCCGCTCCACCCCGAAGTTATCCGCAACATCACGTACCTGTCTAGGCTGCACTTCCACGGGATGTACTTCTGGGGCGCTGGTACCGTCATCGACGTAGCGCAGAGCAACGGCGAAAACCTGCACCCACGGGTACACCTGCGCTCACGCGATGCCCATCAGGAAGCCCTGAACGAACTGGCTCAGTACAACGCCACGGTGTTACTGGCCGACAAGCGCCAACACATACTCGACATCCCGGTAAAGAATCCGGCTAATGGTCAGTTCGTCACCGGAGGGCCGCACAAGCTGTGGAGAGCTAATGGTAATACGGCGGCTCAGGCCGTGCCCCTTGTTACGGGCGTTGACAGTCCGTCAACCGGCTGGGAGCTGTACTTCGCTTACCGGCCGCATGAGCTAAATACCCAAACCAGTATCGTAACGTGGAAATCTCCGGTCGACGGTCGGGAGATGTCCGGTGAAGTCAAAGGATGGGGCGGTCGACTGTTCGCCCGTAAACGTAACGCAGCATCATGATTACCGCCGACCTCAGAGCTAAACGCATCAGCATCAGTCAGGATCCCGACGAAGGGTTTAGCCTGCAACTCTCTCTCGAAGAAGATGACACTGAACAGGATGCATCGCAACTGGACGCCCGGTTGCTGCTGTATGAGCGGGAAGGGGATACCAAGCCGCGCTACATCATCCAGGGGGAAGCCGTTCCCCCGCTGGTGATCTTCTCAGTGTCGGCATCGGTCGTCAAGGCTTTGAACCGCGGGAGCCGGTATCTGGAAATTGACGGTGTGATCGGTGGTGAACGGCAGCGCTTGGCCCTGGGTAGTCTGACGCTGACGACCTCGGGCCTGATGAGCAATCCCGAACCAAACCGCATTCACGTAGTCGTAGGGGATCTGGTACCAATACGGGTCGAACTCCGGCCGTATCGAACGGCCATCATTCAGGGCCTCACCGTCATTGAACCGCTGCTGCTAACTGTGACCCAGCCCAATCAAACGCGCTGGAACATCGGTGGTAGTGAACTACGCTCTCAGCTATACGTCAACGGGGTGCGGATGACCAAAGGCCGGGATTATACGATTAGTCTGCCGTACCTCGACTACATAGGCGGGGTGCCGCTGGACACCTCCGATGAGCTTTTACTTACCCTTTTATAATTCAAGACAGCTAACTTAAAAACAATGTCACAGCCTCATTTCAAACAGATTCGCGGTAAAGTCACGCCGGGCATGCTCGACATCTCAACCGCTTCCGCGCCCGGGGATCCGGCATCGCGTTCGTTTGTGCAAACCACAATCGACAATTCCCTGTACGGTCTGGACTTCAAACCATCCGTTCGGGTCGCAACGACCGGCAACCTGGCCGCGCTGTCGGGTTTAATTGTGGTTGATGGCATCACGCTGCTGGCCGGCGATCGCGTTTTGGTGAAAGATCAGACCACCCAGACGGCAAACGGCATTTGGGTAGCCGCTGCGGGTGCCTGGGCTCGTTCGCCGGATGCCGACAACAACGGCGAAGTAACGGCAGGTATGGCCGTATCGGTTGAGGAAGGTACGACCAACGCCCGGACAACCTGGCGCATCAGCAATACTGGTAACATCGTGCTGGGAACGACTAACATCACCTTCCAGCTTTTCAGCTCGACGTACTACGCAACCCCCACGGCCCAGAACAAGAACATGGCGGCTCTGCTGACGACCAATGATTTTGATCTGGCCTGCAACACGGGTATTGCTGCTACGCCTGCACAGGGATCATTCGTTGAAGTCAAGGTAAACGGGCTAACGGTAAACGTTGGCAACGGTGTCAAAACGGGTGAAGCCTATTTCTCGGGTGACAGCGGCACGACTGCCCGGGCGCTCAACGCAATCCTGGCCGGCGATAAACTGTACTGGGTTGGATCAGCGGCTGGTTATCAGCTCGACACGAACGATCGGGTCGATTTTGTGTACGTTGTTTAACTTTTAAATGGCTTACCGCCCGTGCAGCAACACGCCAAACAAATCCGAAATCCTGAATTAGTGGCTGGCATCCATGCGCTTTCACCGGGCATGGGTGCCACCGCCGTTGATACGACCGGAACCATCGACATTACCACGCTGCTACAAACTCGCCTGGCTCAGTTGCCAGCTGGAGCGACGTGGAAGATGTTTCCCGGTACGTACAAATTACGTACGGGTGTGCTTAACATACCCGCCGACCGGGTAACGCTGGACTTTTCTGGCTCCACGCTGAACGTGTCGCTGCCGACCGGTGCCAACTGGACTCAGGACAGCGGTTTCGTCTTTGACGGCAACAGCAAACAGGGTTTCAGCATTGTAGGTGGTAAGTGGGTGTGTGCGGGGGATACGAACGGTAACAACGCCTACCGGGTGCGGGTGCTGAGTGCTCACGGCTGTAGTGATGTGACGCTAAAGGATAATGAATGCGTCGGGTGTACGCTCGGAAGGTTCCCGTTTGGCAACAACATCAAGGTTGTTCTTCCAAAGGGCACTAACGTCGAAGCCGGTATCAACTATCAGCAGGGGGGTGTCGAATCCTTCCTGCTGTTTCCCTACACGACCAGCTGGAAAGTCATCGAACCGGAAATTTCCGGCTACGGCCACGGCATTCATTGGGATGGAGGAGCCAACCAGGGCACTACAGCCGGCTACGTCGGTGGTTTTCGATCGCTTACTGAAAGCCGGCCTGCGGGTCCTGGTCGCATTATTGGCGGAACGATCAAGAACTGCTCCGGTGGAGGGATATGGGGAAGCCTGGGCAACAACATCGTGGCCAGCTTTGTCAACGTGATCAATTGCGGGGATGTTGACTTCGATGATGAAGGAGGTGTCAACTGCATGATCGTTAACAGCTACCTGGAGAACAGCAGCAATGGCGGGGTAGTGACGACCTTTGGCCACGTCAAAGGGTTCAAGGTCATCAACTGCCACCTGAAAGTAAGCCAGGCCGGTATGAAGCTGGTCCGCCATTACGGTTCGGGCGTGATCGAAGCCGGCAGCGCTGAGGACGTAACCTATGATGGCTGTACGTTTGAATGTACGATACCGAACGCCCGGGAGCTGGTTGGTCCTGCGGATGGGGCTTTCCGTTCGGTAACCATCCGTAACTGCAACTTTATCAATACCAACATCGAATGGCAGGTAACGGCCAGCCGGCAGCAACGCATTGAGAATAATACGCTCACCTGGACGGTGCCGGCTGCGAATGGCATCAGCTGCGGAGCCGTCTTCGGAGATGCCACCACCAAACCGGAGCTGATCGTTCGGGGGAACCGGCTGCTGGCCACGGCCGGGGGTACGGTAGGCATCACGGTGTTTAATTCGGATGGCACCTACTGTGATGCTGAGTACATTGAAAACAACCGTATTCAGGGATTCAGCGCCGACTTTGATCTTAAAGCGACCGCGGCCAGTGCCTCGGTCAGTCTGCGTCGGTACATGCGAAATAACACGCTCGGTGCCGGCAGTGTGTTCGTCTCGCACCCGACCAGCGGCAACCGGCAGGTGATCACCGTAGAAGGCAACCGAAAAGCCGACGGTACGTTGTGGCCCAAGCGCACGTTTGCCAACTATGGCAGTGGCCAAACCGCCTTCGCCCGCACCGAGCTATTTCCAGCCAGTGCGTTGATCGATGGCAGTACGTCGGGTTTTTACTCCAGCAACTTCAACACGGGTCAGGACGAATGGGTAGGCGTGGATCTGCGCTACCGGCAGGTAATCGGTGAGGTGGTGGTCAGCCCGCGCACCGATGCCGGCAATATCGGTGTTGGCTGGCCGATCGCCTACGTCATTGAGATATCAAACGACGGCGGGCTCACCTGGTCGACGGTGGTTACCAAGGCTGGCCAGAGCGCACCCACATCCGCAACCTACACCGAGCGGCTGTTCTTCGCACCCATCGAAGCCGATCAGGTGCGGCTACGGGCAACGACCCTCAGCACCGATCCCAGCAACGGGGCTACCGTACTCCAGCTGTCCGAGTTCGAAGTCTATGCACCTGGCCGGCCGCAACCTGTAGCCGCAACCGGAGCAGCCACCAACGGCTTACCCACGGGCGGCACAACGGGTCAGGTGCTGGTTAAGTCGTCAGGTACGGACTATGCTTCCGCCTGGCAGACGGTGGCCGTACCCGACACGGAAGCCATTCAGGATGCAGCCGCGGCCTTGCTGACCGGGGGAACGCACTCGGGCATATCGTTTACCTATGATGATGCAAACAACAAGGTTAACGCTACGGTGTCGGGTGCCACGGGCTACGTGCCGGCTTTCCTGCGTTCGCTGAATGCAGCCTGGGCCTGCACGGATCAGGCCGCTATCAACGGTGTGCAGGTCTGTACGACTAACCAAACGCAACTATTCGAGGTCTATGCCGAACGGGATTTCGCCGTAACGCATGTCTTGTACGAGGTGTCGACGCCCGGATCCAGTCTGACGGCGAACGGCGCCACCATCAAAAATGGCTTTGTGCTGATGGACGCTACTGGCAACTATTTAGCACACGCGCTGGCCACAACAGACTTTGGATCAAACGGTTTTAAGCGGACGGCGTTCAACCAGACCGTCAACGTTACGGCCGGCACGAAATACTACCTGGCTCTCATTAGTAGCGGTACAACACCGGTTGCCCTGCGGGTGACCGATAACGTTTCTGGGAAGCTGTCACTGAACGGGGGCCGGGCGTCGGCTCCGTTTGTGCTGGGAACAAAAACAGTAGATGGGATCACCACTGGCCAGCTCGATATCACAACGGGCTGGACGGCTAAAAACAACCCACGGCCCTGGGTGGCTTTGGGAGCAACCGCATAATGGCAACGTTCGATATCACCTTTGATCTGACCTTTCGCGGGTTGCTGCTGACGCCTTCCCAGCCGACGGTTGAGGGGTGCCGCAAGCCGGGTATTTATCTGACCTGGCTGGCACCAACCGGCTGGATGTACTGGCTTTGGGAAGCTGAGTATGAGGAGCAGGTAGCTGTGAGTTCGCTCGGCACACGTCGTCAGGCCGGTCTGACCCTTCACAATCAGAAGGAAGCGGCCGAGCTGCTCCGGATCCGGACGGTGATCTATTCCCGCTCGGAAGCCAAAGCCGTCAGCACAATCTACGGCTCACCGGGTGTGTATATTCTCGCTCCTGATCAGGCCAACCGGTTCCACGCCGTACGGGTTGAAATCGAACCCGGTACGTTCCCGGTGTATTCGACGGCCAGCCGGGTCAGCCGAATGGAAACTACGTTAATTCTACCAGCCCGACGACTCCAACGCGCATGAAAAAACTACTGTATAAATACCTCATCTGTCCGATAAGAGGGTGTGATGTGCCCGGTGGATTAACAGCTCCCTATGACCGGCACTGCCTGGACTGTGGCCGTAGGTGGCCGGCTACCCGGTGGCCACCACCACCCGCCCGGCACCGTCCCTACAAAGGGCCATTTCGGAACAACATTAACGACAATCACTAATGCAGGACGGTCTGTATCTAAATAAAACCTGGGTGGCTGAGGTCGATGCTGCATTGACCCTACAGGCAAATGATCTGACCAAACCGGCCACCCTGCAATCGTCTATATCCAATATGTTCAACCTACCTGATTCAGTGCTGATCCGTCGGCTGCTGCAGGGAGCTGAACAACTTGATGCCGGTGGGGTGCATCCGTACCGGCTGCTACCGGCCGAGCTGATCGACGGCGGGGAGGTTACCTTCCAGGGCAACGCTGAACTGCAAAGTTTTCAGGGTGGGTGGAAGATCAATCTGGTACGGGCCGTTCGGTCACTCTTTGACCAGCTGGAGGCTAAACGACTTACTGATCTGGACCTGACCCGCTACAACCACCCGTACACGCTCGACGCCATCAACGAGCTGGCCGGAGCGACCGACGGCGTTGTCTATCCCTGCATTGATTACGGGTCGATGAATGAGGGCATGTTTCCATTCGACACCTTGCAGCCTGCCATGTACGTCAGTACACTGGTCAGTCAGATGCTGGCCGAATCCGGATACCAGCCGGTAGGGGATTGGCTCACCGATCCCCTGTATGTACGCCTGGCACTGCCGTTCGTAGAGGATGAACCCAAGAACAAGGATGAACAGTGGGTAGACGACCGAACGGCCCGGGTGACGGTGCCCAATAACAGCCCGTACTATTACTGGAATATTCCGGGGTTCCTTCGGCCGGATAACCGACCTAACCAGGTGCAGGCCAAAAGCCTGAACATCATCCTGCCTCTTATGAACGAAGGCGACGGTAGTCTGACCTCGCAGTTTCGGGACGGCAAGGCCAACAACTTCAAACCAGATCTGCTGTCCTACGTAGCTGATGTACCCATGCGCGTACGGGTGCAGGCCAGCCAGCAGATTAAGACGACGGTGAACTACGGAGCCATGGAAGCCATTCTGTCGGTGGAGAAAAACGGAGTGGAAGCAGGCCAGGCTTATTTCTCCGCTACCGGTCCCTATAACCTCACCCGGGCGGGCTTTGATACGCTTAGCCTGGATACGTACGTCGACTGCCGGGCGGGTGATCAGTTGCAGATCCGCCTGCAGATCCGGCAACGAACGGCCGTGGTTAATTTTGAGTACCGGGCCTCTCTCGACGACTTTGCTACGTTTGCCTCGTTTATTCCCGACAGTACCGTTAGAAACGGCGATTCCTGGCCTGTAGCCAGGAATCTGCCCGATATGCCCTGTATCGACCTGCTGAAGACCATTGCGTTGATGCAGTGTGGCACGTTTGATGTCGATGAGGTACGGCGTACGCTTCGCCTGGTCCGTCTGGACGATGTAGCGGCCAACATGAGTCAGGCTGTCGACTGGTCGAACCGGGTAGAGGAGTCTAGTCAACCCGAGCATGTTGTCAAGCTGGATCCATACGGTCAACTAAGCTGGTGTAAATGGAAGGAACTGGAGGATAAGGCCTACAAAGGCTACGGCAACGGCTCGATTACCTCACCAGCGGCCAACCTGCCGGCCGAAGCAACTCTGTTTGAACTGCCGTTTTCGCCCTGTATTGACTCACCACGATCCGTGCCGGGCTATGGTAATCCGATCCTGATCGAAACTCGAACGGTGTCGGGTGAAGGGGCCAGTTTGAAGGTTGAACGCAAGTCAACAACCCCGCGGCTGATCGTGATGGAGCCGTCCAAAATCGTGTCTGTGTCCACCATCACCGTATCGGCCGAGGGACAAACCGCCAACCGGACCGTTACGCTGACCGGTTGTTTCTGGGGCGTTCGGCCTAACTACCTAAAAACGACAGAAAACAACTTTTCGCTGTCGTTTGGACCGCTGCCGGCACAGCCCTACGTCGTCACGCTCATCATTCGGTATTTTTCAACGCTCACGCAGGTGCTGCGACGGCCGCGGCTGCTGAACGTACCGATGCAGCTCCGACCGACCGACATCGCTACGCTTGATCTGGCCAGGCCGGTGAAGCTGGGCCGGGTTCGGGCGGGCTCACTCGATATCAACCCGACGTACTTTTATCTCAATAAGGTCAACAACTACCGGTCTGCCACGCCAACCGTGGTTACCCTGATCCCACTGTTCTAATCATGGCTGACGAAAAAGACGACGAAATACTCATCAACGTGGAGATTGATGAGGGAAAGACCGAAGACCGGGCCGTAGCCCTCCGCAAGGAACTCAACAGTCTGAAAACTGAAGCCAGGGAGGTGGAAAAAGCCTTCAGGGAAGGTAAGTTGTCGGCTGAAGGATACGCCCGTGCCCAGGAAGCCAACGCCCGCGCTCAGAAGACCGTCTCGACTGAACTGACTCAGCAACGGCGCATCCTCGAGCTGACCAATAAAGTGCAGAAAGAGCAGGCCGGATCAATCAATCAGCTTCGGGCTAACCTCTCGTTGCTGACGATTCAGTATAACGCCCTGTCGGAGGAGGAGAAACAGAACGTGGATATCGGTGGCAAGATGGTCGACACCATGAAGCAGATCTCCGATGCCCTCAAAGATCAGGAAAAAGCCGTCGGTGACACCCGAAGGAACGTGGGAAATTACGAGGAGGCTATTGACAACGCGCTCAGTAAAAACCGTGAATTCGTCATCAGCATCAAGGATAGTAATGAAAAGCTGTCCGGATCCAAACAGGTGGCCGTTGAGTACATCCGCAACCTCAACGTAATGGGCACCAACATCGGTGAAACCGCTGATAAGTTCAAGACCGGTGCAGCCAGTGCCCAAACCTTTGCTAAGGGGATCTTTACCGGCCGCGGTGCGCTGATCGCCCTCGGTGCCGTACCGATCATCCTGTTTCTGACCGGGCTGGTAGCCCTGCTGAGCAAGTCACAGGGCGTTATGGATAAGTTTTCCCAGTACATCAAAGCGGGCGAACTGGCCTTATCTGCCCTGGTTGATGGGCTGGCCAGAGCGACGCGAATCGTAATCGACGCCTTTACGAGCTGGGAGAAGTTTACCAACATCTTTACCGACCTGCGCAAGAATGCGATTGCGACCACGCAAAGCATTAAGGATGCAGCCGCGGCCGGTATTGAGATTGAGAAAACGAACCAGCGCATTGAAGCAGCTGAAATCCGGCTGTCGGTGGCCAGAGCCCAGAACCGCAAAGAAATCGAACGGCTGAAGTTCATCTCGGAGGACGTAACCAAGTCAACCCGTGTCCGGGCTGCGGCTGCCAAACAAGCCTTTGATCTGGAAAACTCGGGCCTGCAGCAGTCCCTCAAGCTCCAGAAAGAACGCATCGCCAACCTCGAACGTGAACAGCGTATCGGTATCCGAAACCGGGCTGATCAAAAGGCACTGGCTGAGGAGCGGATCAAACTGGCTGAGCTGGAAGAAGAATCATTTGGCCGGCAGACGGAGCTGAACAACTCACTGAACGGCCTTCGTCAGGAAGCCATTGAGAAGGCGAAGGAAGCCCGGTTGAAGGCGGCTAATGAAGCTAAAGCGGATATCGAACGGCAACTGTTGCAGGCTCAGCAGGCTGGCCGTGATACGCTCAAACTGCAGGAGGAGGTTATTCGAAAACAGGCCGCTATTGATAAGCTCGGAGCCGAGGGTAACGCCAAACAACGTAAACTCATCGAAGCCAAAGCCAATGCCGATATTCTGGCGTTACGTGTGCAGCATGCCCAGGAGTTAAGTCAGATTGCGTTCGATAACACCGAAAACCGGCTCAATGCGCAACTGGCCCTGGTACGCCGGAATAGTGAGGAGGAACTGAAGCTGCAAAAGAAGCTGCTCGAAACCCGGCTGGACCGTGAAAAGTCGGCCGCGGTCGATGCAGCCCAAACCAATGTTCAGTTAAAGCAAAAGTTGAATTCAACGCTTCGGGCTTTGGATGCCAAGTACAATGCCGACGTTGAACAGTTGGATCGTCAGTTTGAAGAAAACAGCATTCAGCGGGCGGCTGAAGCCGAAACGCGCCGGCTGCAAACGCGGTTTGATCTGGGTGTCAAATCCATTGAACGGCAACGGAAGCTGGAAGAAGACCGTATCAACCTGGAGGAGCAAACGCAGATCAAACTGCTGGAGGTTCAGAAGAAATATTATGCCATCAGTGAGGAGGAATACCTCAACCAGCTTAATGCGATTCAGGCTAAGGCTATTCAGCAGCGGAAAGAACTCGACAAACAGCTTCGGGCCGATGCCCGGGCCAACACCCAGGCAGAGATCGATGAACGCCTGGCTTTGGTGCGGGCCGGCTCCAAAAAGGAGCTTCAGGTTCGCCTGCAACAACTGAAGCTGCAACGGGAAGCTGAGCTGGACAATGAGGAGCTGAATGAGAAGCAGAAAGAAGCCATTCGTGCTAAATACCGGAGAGCCGAAAAGGATGCTACCGATGAGTTCAACAACGAACTGATAGGCAAAATCTTTGACACTACCCAGCAGGCCATTGGATCTATCTCCAACCTCATCAACGCTCAGATTCAAGCGGCCACGGCCGCTCTCGACGAGCAACAGGAAGCGGCCTTACGTAGTGCCGGAGCGAATGCCGAACTACGGGCTGCGGTGGAGGCCAACTTCCAGAAACGCCGGGAAAAACTCGAAAAGGATGCTGCGGAAAAACGCCGGAAGATTGCGTCGGTGGAGAACGTAATTAACACCGCATCGGCCGTCACCAAAGCCTTTGCCGAGGCCGGTCCGATCTTGGGGCCTATCCTGGCTGCGATCGCACTGGCTAACGGTATTGCTCAGCAGATCGTGATCGACTCCCAGAAGTTTGCCAAAGGTGGGGTGGTGAATGGGCCGAGCCACGCCAATGGGGGCGTAAAATACCAGCTCGGTAATCGGAGTGTCGAACTGGAAGGAGGAGAAGCCGTGATCAACAAACGATCAACGGCCCGCTTTTACGGCCAGTTATCGGCCATGAACGTAGCCGGTGGGGGCAAACCGTTCCCAGGCGTTGCCAACAGCCCGCAACCGCGGTTTGAATACGGTGGGGTAACCATGGCCGGCGACAATGCGGCACTGGCTACGGCCGTTCGGGAAGCCATCAAGGGGGTTAGTATTCGGGTGGCCGTCGAAGATATCAAACGGGTTGAAGCGGACGCCAATTACGTCGAAGCCCGCGGCAACATTTAATTGGAAGAATGCGGTCGGGCGGCAAAGGCCAGTAGTTCTTTCGTCAGTAGTGAGTTCATTAACCGGCTGATGGTTATACCCCGCTCCCGACACATCGCCTGCACCTGCCGTTTGCGCCGGTCCGACACTTTTACCTGAATTACCTGGGTGTCGGACTGGCAACTTTTACACTGTCGGGACCGGATTTCGCCTACCTGAGCCCGCTGCTCAACCGATAAGGCGTTATAGTACATGCGCCAGGTCATACCTACCATTTTCATGGCTTTCCGTATTGGTTGACCGGCCTCTACCTGCTCCACTAACTCATTAAACTTGCCTTGGGTATCCATATCGGGATAAAGTAAGCTCTATCACTATTCGAAAGGTATAGTTTTTCTCTATGGGTCGCAACTTTCCGCCATGAAAGTTGCGACCGTGTACGTAGAGGGCGATATATGGCCCGATGACTGGTTTTGGTTCGAAGATGAAAAGGGTTCTTCCCTGGGTCGTTTACGCACGCAGGTAACCGCAGCCGGTGAATTTGACAAGCTCAAAGTCATTATCAACTCACCAGGCGGCTGCTGTGAGGAAGGCTGGGCGATGTACGATTACATTACCACGCTCGGCAAGCCCATTGAAACCGTCGTGATTGGCCAGTGCTGCTCCATGGCCACTGTGCTGTTCATGGCAGGCACGGAACGGCTCATCTCCAAGCATTCCACCTTCATGATTCACCTGCCGATGGGAGGTACCTACGGCAACATGAATGAGATTGCCGAGTACCTGGAGGAGCTGAAGGCTGAGAGCCAGAAGTTTGTCGATTTCTACACCGACAAAACCGGCCTGTCCGACATCGTAGTCTCTGAGATGCTGGCCGCGGAAACGACCATGACCGCCGACGAAGCCATTATCCACGGCTTTGCTACCGGCATCTACGCACCGGTTGTGGCCAGCCTGAAAGCCTACCAGCCGTCCAGCGTCAAACCTCCTCTTTTCGTGCTTCGCGCCCAGGGTCGACCCGGTAAAAAACCGGCAGCGACCTCAACGACTGTACCTGTTAAACCGGCTGCAACCGCGGCCACAACCCCCAACCAAATGTCCAAATTGCGGAAAGCCATCGTCGGTGGCTTAACCTCCCTGCTGGCTCTTGCCGAGGGTACCGATCTGGTAGCCCTTGATGTGAGCCTGAAAAACGGTGATACGCTGGTAACCAACTCAACCGGTGAAGCGCCGGCCGTGGGTGACACGGTGACTATCGGTGGCGAAACGCCCGCCGACGGTGAGTATGAAACGGCCGATGGTCAGATCATCGTCGTAACGGCCGGAGCGATCTCCGACATCAAAGCGGCCGAAACCACCACCGAAGAAACCTCCACGGATCCTCCGGTCGCTTCGGCTGAGCGCATCAAGCAACTCGAAGAAGAGATTGCGCAGCTCAAGGCGCAGCGGACGAAGGACGACGACTTCCGGCGCCGGGTGGCCATCGTGCTGAAAGATCAGCTATCGGCCGAGCCGCCGATCGATCACGAAAATGAGCTGACCACTGACAAGACGACCGAGGAGCGCAAGAAGACGGCTCAGGACAAGGAGCGCGAAGACATGCTGGCTAAGCAGGCAGCCAAGTACCAGCCTAAGGCAAAAACGGCCGCGGCCAAGTAGCCGACCATCGGTCAGGATCATCAAAACTTTTTCATTCAGACAGCTAAAGGATAATTCAAATGAGCTTATTGCAGGGTACTCCCATTCAGTACGCAGGCAAACAGGCGATGGACTACGTAGTAAAGCCATCGGTTGCCTACGGTAAACTCGAAGACTTCTTCAAAGTCATCTTCGGAGTAAAAGTCAAACAGCAGGTCATCTACATCCATCCGCTTAACAAGATCACCATTGCCGATCCTGGCTGTGGTCTTGGTATTCAGGATAAGCAGATCAACCGCACCGAAAAGTTCTGGAACCCCGAAAACGTCAAAGCCTGGTATTCGCAGTGCTGGGTTGACCTCAAGGGCACCATTCACGAAGAACAGCTCAAATCCGGTAACGATAAGCCCGACATCACCGACACGGTGATTGAGGAATATCTGCTGGATGCTCTGCAAGGGGCCGCGGGTCGGGATCTGATGCGGATGGTATTCCTCTCCCGGATGAACATCACGGCTGCCGATCTGACTGGTGGAGCTGATGAGGTGAAGAACTACAACCAGTTCAACGGCATCTGGAAGCGGTTGAAAGACGGCGTTGCAGCCAGCACCATCAAGTCGTTTACGATCGCCAAGAACGCCGGGGCTAACGCAGCTGCTCAGGAGCTGGCCGCGGGTGATGGCCGTAAGATCCTGGCCGGTCTGTGGAAAGCCCAAGCCAAGGTCATGAAGCAGGTGCCCAAGCGGGACAAGGTGTTCATGGTAACGCGCTCGATCTACGAAAACCTCGAAGACGAACTCGAAGCTAACCCACAGCTGGAGAGTTCGACACTTCGCATGCTGGAAGGCTCGGAAAACCTGAGCTACCGCGGCATTAACATCCTGATCATGGATGCCGTCGATGAAGCCATCGAAGCGGACTTCCTCATCAGTGGCAAGTACACCGAGCCGCACCGCGCTATTCTGACCGTGAAAGACAACCTGCAGGTAGCTCTCGACGTGGACACCTCGGATCCGACCGTTTTCGACGCCTGGTACGAGCGTAAGGATGAGAAATGGTACGCCAAACTGCTGTACAAGATCGACACGCAGGTAGGTGAGGAGCAGTACGTAGCCGTCGCGTTTTAAATCATCAACCCTCTACACTGACACTCACCTTCCAGGGTGAGTGTCCAACTCTACGAACATGGCTTGTCCATCGAAAATCAAAGAAAATTTGCTCCGTGACTGCAATAAGCCACTGAGCCAGGGGGTTGCTGAGCGCTTTTACATCGGCATGTACGACGACCAGGTGTCAGCGATCGGGTTCGATCCGACTAACCCCAAAATCCTGAATGAGCTGACGCTGAAAACCGGTGAAAAGCTCAAGGTGTACGAAGGGTTTGATTTGTCAAACCGTCCCAGTGTCGGTTTTACGGCCGGAGACTTCGGCAACACCTTCCCCCATACGTTCGTGTTTGCCATTTTCGACAATTCGGCCAAGGCAAAACAGGAAATTGACGCGCTGGGTAGTCGGAAAGATTTCTTTATCATCTATAAGCGCCGGGGTGCCTACGGTCCCTGGGAGGTGATGGGTCTGCTAACCGGTATGAAGATGACGGCCTTTGAATACAATCCCAACGATGCCTCCGCAAAAGGGGCACTGGTGGTGACGCTCACGGCTGCCGACGAACCGGGTATGCCGCATGAGTTTGTGCATAAGGATCAGGGCGGGTTGGTGGATACACCGGCCTACCTGACCAGCATTGCACTGCCGGTGAGCTAATGGAGCTTACCGAACTGCACCGCATAGTAAGCCAGTGGTATTCGACTGGCTTACTGTCGGCTGAAGACCGACAGGCGGTCAAAATCGAATACGCCCGGCTGGTAGGGGAACCGGGCGAACGCTGCCAGACGTGTGCTTCCTTCTGGAACGACGTACTAATCACCCTACGCATTCACCTCAAACAAAATCAGTTGCCTGTTATGAGCAAATCACGCAAATGGATGATCCGTGAGGATTCGGGTCACCTTCAGGTAGTCGGTGAACAGACAATCTATATCAACACGGGCGTTGAGCAGGGGGTTGTGAAGCTCCTCACCGATGAGAAAGCCGAAGCCATCCTGAAAAAGTATCCGGAGTACAAGGATATCATAGTCCGCAATCCGGACTATGAGGAGCCAAAGAAACCGGCCAACGGAGCGTCAACCGCTAAATCGCCGGCCGCATCAAATCGGGCGAAGACGACCGCAAAACCGGCCACATCTACGGCCCCTAAACCAGCAACGTCAAAGAATGCGGCCGAACCTGCTGATCAGGCCAACGCTGACACAAAGGAGGCCACCGGATCAGTCGGAGACGGCGGGGAGCAAACGGCCACTACTGCTAATTCAGCGACTGAGTAATGAGGGCTAAGATTCCCAAAGTTGCTAAACGACCGCCAGCCACCAAATCAAAGGTGGCTGGCTTTTTGGGTTTCGGTAAAGATGACCTGTTCCCTCAGAAGCTACTGGAGCTGCTGGATGAATCGGACACGGCCGGAGCCTGCATTGATGCGCGTACGGAGTTCATTCAGGGCAATGGCTTTACGGATCGGACGCTGGCCGACATGGTCGTTAACCGGCACGGTCAGACGCTTGACCAGGTGCTGGCCGATGTTGCCGAAGACGTCAGTATTTTTGAAACGATCACGCTGCTGATCTCCTACAATGGCCTGGGTGAAATCGCGGGCATTCGGCACGTACCGTTTGAGCAGATCCGGCTCAAGGAGCCTGACGACTTCAACAACATCACGCATGCCGGCATCTTTCCCTACAAAGGCTCTGAGCTGTTCAAGAATCGCCGGGATGAGCATACGGTTCTTCCGCTGTTCAATCCGGATCCGGTAGTCGTCATGACTCAGATCGATGAAGCGGGCGGGCTGGCCAAGTACTACGGCCAGTTGTTGTATCTACCGCTGAATCGGCTACGGGGCAATTTCTATCCGGTACCGCGCTGGTTTCGGGCTGAAAAAAGTATCCAGACCGAACGGGAGCTGATCAACTACGACTGGAAAACAACCGTCAACGGCTTCAACATCTCGGGCCTGTTTGCTTACCTGGGATCGGAGGAGGATGTTCCGGATGAAGAAACGCTGGAGTATCAGCTCAGCGAACACCAGGGTTCGGAGAATTCAGGCAGCATCGTAACGATCAAGGCCCGAGATAAAGACGAACTGGAGCAGATGAAGTTCTTCGACGTGACTGGGGCGCACCTGGCTGATCGGTACAACTCCACCAATGACCGGGTTCAGGCCCGTATTGCCCGGAACATGCGCGTACCCAACGAGCTGGCCAACATGCGCCGGCAGGGTGGCATCATGTTTTCGGCTGATGAGCTGAAGGTGGCCAGTCAGATGCTGCAGCAGAACGTCAACCAACTCCAACGGAAGGTCAAAACCTGTTTTGAGAACCTGCTGATGTACTGGCGGGATCCCAAGCCGGCCGCGAATTGTACGATCGAAAACCTTAACTACTTCAAGGATGCTGCATCCGTTCAGCAAGCCGGATGATTACCGGCTTGAATTTGGTTTACCAGCCGGCTGGGAGCCGAGTGATAAGCTCAGCCACATTCAGAAAAACGTCGTGTCGGGCTGGCTAACGGATCTGTTGGGGGTTGAACGCCGGGACGGTCTGCGAACGGCACTACTGGCCTACCTGCCCGACGACGAAACACCGTCCGTGCCCCTGTCGGAAGCGGATCAGAAGCTGTACGACTGCGTTCTGCCGTTTCTGCTGTACGCTACCTGGGCCAATTACGTGCAGCTCGCCAACGTGCATATCACCGAAGCGGGTCTGGTGACGCATACCGATAACCACTCCGAGCCAATCACCAGCCAGCAACGCGCGGAACTCTACCGCTACTACCGGGACATTGCCGAACGAAAGGCGGGTGATGTGCTGGCCTGCCGGCAACCCGATGTTTGCGAACGACCCAGGCGGGTAGGTAGCCGGATCGGGAAAGCCGTCGGGAAAAAACAGAGTATGTTCGATGTCGATCAAACCATAACCGTCCGACACCAACGATGATTCAGATCCTACTTACCCGTATCGGCCGCTGGCTCACGAAGTCAGCCTGGCCTGCTCTCCGCTCCCTCGGCCTGTGGCTGTGGGAGAACATGGTCTTTGTGGCCGTCCTGCTGCTGATTCTACTGCTGGTGTCGATGCGTCAGTGCAGCCGTAATGATCGTAGGGCTGATCAAGCCCAGACTCAGCTTAGCCAGGCTCAGCAGACGATCAGCCGGCTCCGTGCTGACTCGACCCGTTTGCAAACCGATATCCAAACCGCTAAACAAGCCCCTGAGCAAATCCGATATGAAATTGCCCGTAAAGTGGATTCAACATACCGCGCTGTTCGTGGTCAGTCTCCTGTTGATCAGCAGCGGGCTGTCCGTAGCCTACTGTCAGGACTCGATCTGTTATAGTGCCCGCGAAAACGACGCCTTGCTGCGGGGACTCATTGAGCTGAAGGAGTTGCGAAAGCTGGACTCGGCCCAGGCCGTCAGCATCCGGTTGTATCAAGCCTCACAGCAGCGGATCCGGTCCAAGCTGAGGGAGTATCAGCGCCGAGGGTGTTTTCTGTTTGGCTACCGACGCCGGATCCGTGAGCTGGAGGCAGAGCTTTTGCCTGATTTATAGAGTACCGAATGCTATCCACCCGCCGACAGCCTAACCTGCTAAGAGATCAAGAAAACGTTATGGAGTTGCCTGGAGCTGTACGGCCGGTCGATTTGGCCTTCGTACTATTTTTCATATTTGTGGGTGCCGGTTTTCAGTTTGTCAACACCAAAAACCGGGAGAATTACTCGCTGTTGCAACGGTTGTATTCGCAGTTTGCCGCGATTGTCTTCGTGGGCCTGCTGGCGATGCTTGCCCTGTCGAACCACTGGAACGTGCTGGTGGTCGCCTTTGCGGGGTTTCTGGTCAGCATACCGGCCGAAAAGGGGCTCCGACTGCTGAAAAAGTACTTTGATGAGAGCGCAAACTTTGGCGACTTCGTGCAGCGGCTGTGGAAGGCGTACCAGATGACTAGACAGAATAACTCAACGAATGATGACAAGCCTTAACAATGAACAACGCAATGCTGATTCCGTTCGTACTGGTTAGCCTCAGCTCCCTGTTTCAATACGGGATGCTGCTGCTGGCTCCGCCTGATAAAGGGCGTGTGTGGAAAATTGCCATTTATGTCGGTATGCTCGGCTGTGGCCTGAGCGCCTTCGGCTTCATCGCTCCCCGGCTCAACCCCTGGCCCTGGGAAACCTTCGCCACCTTCATCGGTGCCATGCTTGGCGGGGTCGTGTTGAGCTACTACCAGCGGCCGGTACCCGACACCTACAGTGCGGAACAACGTGCCCTTGAGCTGGAACGTCGTCAGGATGCCTTACTCGACCTAGGCCGCGGCCTGGCTTTCATGCTGATCCTGACGACGGTGGTGGCCTACCTACAGGGCCAACAGCAAGGCCAGCGGGTTCAAGTAGGGTTTTCGGAAGCTTTGCAGGCGATGGCCGATGAGGTCAAGTCGCTCCGCAATGAGGTCAAGTCGCTTCGTCACGAGATGAACGATCTCAAACAGCACGAACGGGTGACCGACTCGACGGTGATCCGCAACCAGCGAACGGGTCTGAGTAATCAGGAGGAAATAAAAAAGGATCTTAAACGCAGACGGCGATGAGTGATCTCGACATAGCCAGTAACCTATTGGGACCCGATCGCGTAAGTGATCTGTTTCCTGACTTTGGGGCCTACCTGACGTTTCAAGAGGCCATCAAGAGCCAAACGGCCATTCGCAAGGGCATCGCCAACGTACCAACCGCCGAACACTACGGCAACATGGTGCGTACGTACCGCATGGTCATCGTCCCCATCTTCGACCACTTCGGTAAACTGCCCATCACCAGCTTTTACCGAAGTCCAGCCCTCAACAAAGCCATTGGTGGGGCGAAAGGATCCAGCCACATGACCGGTGAAGCTGTTGACTTTGACTGTGACAGCCTGCGGACAGTCACCAACCGGAAGCTATTTGACTGGGCGCGGGCTACGATTGACTTCGACCAGCTGATTCTGGAGAATCCGGATGAGAAAGGCAATGCCGCGTGGGTGCATATCGGCTACCGCTCGAAGGAAGAAAACCGTCGGCAGGTGTTACGGATGATTTGGCACAAGGGTAAGCAAATCTATCAATCTATATAATCATGGTAGTCGTCAAAAATCAACTTGCTGAAGAGTCCGGATCACTCGACCGGATCAGCTTTCAGACCGTGGCCGATGGCGTAGTGATTACGCTCCTGAGTGCGGACAGTGAAATTGAAGATGTGCTTAAGATGTCACCCGACGAAGCCCGCACGCTCGGGCAGTACTTATTGAGTTGAGTAAGAGTTATGGTTAAAAAGAAGGTTCGGTAAAGCCTGGTGTCGATGATGCCAGGCTTTTTTATGAAAACACCCTACCAGCAAGGCCAGTAGGGTGTCCGTAATCAAAACACTAAACAGGCGATCTTACGCGCCTGCCTCAGCTGAGGATCGGTAGGGCTGATTCTTGATCAGCTTGATGTTGTTGAGTTCTTCAATCACGATCACGCACTCGGCCGGGATGATACCCCGCTCAATCCAGTTCATGATCGTATTCTTCTTGACGCCGTACTTCCGTTCGTAGCTGGCGATCGTAATCCACTCGCCCAGATCAAACGCCTTGCCCTGGCTGACGAGGTAGTTTCGGGTATCGTCGATAATCTCACGAACCTGGCCTAGTGCCTGGTCGGTGTTGGCCTGCACTGCCTTGCGGATCTGACCCCGCTGCTCCTCACTGAGCGCCGGCCAGAGCTGGTCAATCTCAGTCTGAACCGCGTTGATTTCGTCGGGTGTATGCTGCTGAGCGATGCGCTGAAGCAGGTTATTGAGTTGTGTGCTGGTTTCCATAGTCTCCTAATAGTAAGGCCCCCGTTGCCGGGGGCTGTGTTGTTAGTCGTATTTAGTGAGCTTTGGCGGGTCGATACCGAGTAGCATGTAGTACTCGCAGTAGAGGTCGTCAAGGTAATCGAGTGCCTGATCGATCTGGTCTTGCCGCATCAGGTGCTGTTGGGCGGTTAGGCGATCTTCGACCTGTTTGATCGCGCTCTGAACTTGGTTGATAAATCCTTGAAGCATGTTCCTGTTGTGTTTTGATTACTCTGTAAAGGTACTATCTGTGAAGTATATTCACAAATAAAAACACAACTATTTCTGCCAATTTCTGCAACTTTTTTGAGGAGCAAAAGGCAAGTTGCACCGGGCAAAAGGCAAGTTGCCGAGGTCAGATACGACGTTCGTCTTTCAGTCGGGTGTCGATCAGCAGGCCCAGCGATCGCAGGTAGCGCATCGTTACTTTGGGGTCAGTATGCCGGTTGTGCCGCATGATCCGCATGAGGTCTTTCGTCTCCATCCACAGATGCACGTTACGGGTATGCTTCCAGCCGTAGAGCGTGTATTCCTTGGCCACTTTCAGCTCATCCATGATGTCCCGGTAGAGGTCAGAGAAATGATTGACACCGACTGGTTTCGGCCCAGGGCCCGGTACAAAGTAGTTGCCAGGTACGCCCTTACCGGCATTGCCGAATACGTACCAGTCAGCGGGCTTTCCGATCAGATCCATTTGCCGGATCAGCTCCTCAAGCCCTGGGGAGATATCGACCGGTTCCGATCGTTTGCCTTTGGCCCGATCACCACCGACCAGGATCGTAGCCGTCGCTAACCGTATATCACCGACCTTGAGGCTACGTAGTTCTTTCGGCCGCAGGCAGGTGTAGTAGAGGAATTGAACGAACTGGTAAAGTTGTTTATGGGTAGGGGTGTCCGACTGTTTGAGGTAATCAGTCACTTTCTGTATCAGCTCATCATTGTAGGCGGTATGGCTGTTGACCGTTTCCCGCAGCCGTTTAACCCGTTTGGCCGGGTTAAAGCTGATCACTTCCTTGTCCACCAGCCAGGTGAAGAACGCTCGGGTAACCGTCAGTTCACTGTTAAAGGTTGAAGCCGCCCAGCCCTTTGTTTCCAGGCTATAGTCGAAGTACTTCTGCACGTCCGCAGCCTTCAGCAGCTTAAACGGTTTAAGATGCAGGCTGGTCTTTTCTGCCCAGGCTAACAGCGCTCCGATCGTGGATTTGTAACCGGTGTGCGTTTTAGGCCCTAACGTACGTTTTACGTGCGCTAAATAGACCGGAACGGCCTGCTGAAGGTTGTCCAGCCCGGTCAGCTGCTGTTCGTTCTGGAGCTGGAACGGATTATAGCCGGCCTCCAGATCCTCAGTGATGCCGCGAATCAGTTCGTTGGCGTAATCCGTCCGTTCGGATTTGGTCTTGAAGTTGTTGAGGTCCTGATAAACGCGGATCCGCTGGTACTTGCCGGTATTGGGATGGATGTAGTAATAGTAGACAAACCAGCGCTCCTTCAAATTACCTTTTGCGTTATAGAGCTTAGGTTTCTTCCAGGGCTTTAACGTCTGTCTCAT